ATTCGGTATGATTATCATATTCAACTTTTGCTGTTTCGTATCCAGTCATACCTGTTGCATCTGATACAGCTGAAACTTCCACTTCACCGTCCCATGTTAATGAGTCAGTTAGTGTTGGTGCAGTTGTAAAAGATGTTGGCCACGAAATTTTAGCTTTATAATAATCAGCAATGGATACATCATAACGAATAATTGGATGTACACCACCATCTGCTGGTAAAGTGCTAAGTTCATCTGGATTAGGGTTACCATATACACCCGCAACATCAGTATACACTGAGCATTTTGATGAAACATTTCCAGAAATCGGCGATTCGTTTGCAAAAGATGCAGTAGCCAACAACACAGCGCCGAGGGTTGTTATAGATTTGAACATTTTTATCTCCTTGTTCTAATCATATTGAGAGCGCACCATTTCTTTATGTTTAGCATCAGATGCTAAATTACTCAATGCTCTTTTATTATCAGGGATGTTTGTGTCTTCAAGTTTTATGGTTTCATCATATGAACCACCCTGAATTTCTACTTTATAATATGATTCAATTTTTTGAACTTGAGCAAGTTGAATTAAAATTCCATCTTGATCAGGTCCAGCAAGAGCGTCTAATGTATTCTGACCGCCTAACTCTTTTTCTAAATCTTCTTCACTTTCTTTTTTTTCTTCAATATCGGTTTCTTCTTCAAGATCAACTTCTTTATTTAATTGAGCTTGAACCCATTCATCATAAAAAGGATCGTCAATACTAGGTTGTTCCATTGACTGTAAGTATTTATATAATGCGTCTTGAAATCCAGGGCAAGCTGGATCTAGTAATGGAGATATAGAACATATCATTAGCTGATCATTAATATCTAACTTATAATTATAAGTTACTATTGCATCACTTATTGTCCCATCTCCTTCTACAGCAATTTCACCATCTCCCCATCTTGTTGAATCTGTATAAGGAAATCTAAAATACTTTTGAATAGCACCACCAGGAGAGCCGGACCAATCATCAGTCTCTTCAAAAACGTATCCTCCATTTACTGGATCTTCATTTCTAATATGAACTTTGCCATCGGTGTTTGGATCTTTTTCTATTCTATAACGATAAGCTAATCCGCCAATTTCTAATGTCACCCAAGGCTGAGAAGCATCAGGGACAACTGTACCCATAGACCAATTTAAACCTTGGGCTGCGGCATTAGGTGAAACGCCATATGTTATATCAGAGTAGCAATAAGAGAAGGAGGCTACCCACAGCACCAATGCCGTAAACAGTCGATTTATCATCTTTATCCATATTTTTAAAGGGGTTTTTACTTACATTCTTTTTTGGCTGCTCTTCTTTATTCGCCATCCATGCAGCTTTTGCTTCACTTCCAATTAATCCATCATATGGACAAGGTGTACCAGCATTCATCATAGCATCAAAGACTCTTTCATCTTGACACATTACAGACACTGCTGCAACCTTCATACCCATATCGTATAAAGTTTTTGCATTTTTTAATTTTTCACAATTCATATCTCTTACAGTTTTACCCGCTGAGATACCTAAAATTTGTGTTTGCACAGCACCAGCAACTCCAACTGTACATAAGTCAGAATTGGACGTGTTAATTGATGGTGATATTGCAGATGGTGGAGGTGATTCAACTTTAGTATTTGAATTAGTATTTGAATCAATAACACTCTCATTATAGTTTTCTGTAACTATTGTGTTATCTGTAGTAGTCGCTGCTTCCTCTTGAGCAAACGATAAATTAGCAACAAAAATCAATGTTACTAGTAATCCTAGTTTTTTTAACATATTATACCTCGTTATTATGTTAACATATTATTTTAATAACAAAGTAAACAGTCAATCAATCAGATAATATCTATTTATAATTCTTGTTTTTTCTCAATCCAAGAAATGCATTTTGCATCAGTAACTTTATATTTTCTCATTAGTTCTGGAGCATTAACCATTGTAGCTAATTTTCCATTTATAGCTGCCCAACAAATTTCTTCACTGGGATATTTCCATTCTGCGTTTATTATTTGACAATTTTCATATGTATGAGGTTCGTCTTGTAAGCACAGCATTATTGCTGCAGTAAATAGCATATCAGTTCTCCTTATAAAAAGGGGAGCTAACCGTGGCTCCCCGCGCGTCCATTACGGAACGACCCGATATACTTTATTTATATAGTAATTAGAACTTAAAGCTAATGCCAACTTCTACGTCTGACATGTCTTCTGTCTCAAAGTTGTAGCCTGTTTCAACAAATGCTGTTGATGTTAGACCCATAAGACCTAGACCATATTCTACACCTAAGTCTAGAGTTGGTAGTTCATCATTGTTTAGTGTGAACTCATCGTTGTATAGAACGAAGTCCATTTCGGCAGAAACGCCAAAACCAGCGATGTCATAGCCAAGACCTGGTGTCAATGTTGATGTCATTGTTTCAGTGTCTACATTGTAACGATTTTCTAGTTCCGCGCCAATTGAAATGCCTGTTGCGCCGATTTCTGCTGCTGATACTGCGGCTGTTGTTGTAATAAGTGCTGCTGCTGCGATTGCTGCGATTTTCATTTTATTTTCCCTTGTTTAAAAAATTAAAGTGCCACTTTTCTGTTGCTAAGCAAGTGGCCAGCTCCCTGTGTTTATGCTGCTAGAGCAAAACCAGATGGTGCAAAGTTATCGTTTGCATTTGTGTTTTGTAGACTGGCCCATATGTCGAAACCTATTTCGCCCCCATAAAAACACACTTATCTAAATGTGTTTATGGTGGAGGCGTCCGGTACCGCCCCGGAGTCCATATAAACGTTATAACGTCCACGAGTATATTTAACCACATTTACGCAAAAATGTAAATAGGCTAAACTGATTTTATTTAAGTGTGACTTTTTTGTTACAGCTCTTCGTCATGAACATATAACTGAATCAAAGCATAGTGTAACACTTTCATTAAGTCTTTACGGGCATCTGCACGAGTACCTTTTTTACCGTAACGTTGTGCGTATTTCAATACGTTACCGATACAAAAGCCAGTGCCATGACCTCCGTCAATAATAAATTCAGTTGCTTGAAATTTATCTTTAGCATAGTGTTGACCATATGTGCTATCAATATATGCTTTGAACTCTTCAATTAGAGCTCCTTCATTAAACTTATAATCTATTTTATTTGCCAATTCAAATGTGTTAGTTTTTAGATCTACTACTACGTCTATTTCGTGTTCTTTTGCCATAACCTAATCTCTTCATTATTTCCATACGTTCATTATCTGTGTATGAAGTCCATTGTGTAATTTCATCTATAGTACGTTTACAACCTAAACATGTTCGTGTTTCTTTATCTATCTTACATACTGACACGCAAGGAGTAACATACATGTATATCATCAATCTATGCTATAGAACAAATGATTCCCAATCACCTTTGTCAAGTTATATGAATCTGCCCAATACGGATTCACATAGTTAGCATGATAAAATTCAGCACCATGTGTTGGATCTGTAACGTTACCAATCATAACATCTCTGGCTATAACTTTAGCTTTTTGCCATGATTTATCTTCATTCGGAGTGTGATCTTTAATGGTATGAGTCCAGCTAAATTGTTTATTCTGATAAACAACTTCACAAATAGTATTAGGCCATGATTCATGATTAACACGATTTAATGTTACGTGAGCAACACCAATCTGGCCTTCTACTCTTTCTCCTCTAGCTTCATGGTAAATGTTTAAAGCTAAACACTCATGTTCCTTTGGATCCAATTCAGGTAAAGACATCATCGATGCAACAACTAATGTTCCAAGTCCAGCCATAGTTAACATTCCACTTGCTATAGTTACAATTCGTTTCATTGGTATTTATAACCCTTTATCTTGTAATTATACTACCACATTTCTTTTCAATTGTAAACCATTTTATGCAATATTTTCTAATTTTTTTATGCCTATGCACCAGTTTTCAGCTGCATCATTTACATAATGAATAGATTTTTCTGGAAAATCTTCAATAAAAAACATCTTGCCGTTATTATCAAAATATTTGATGTATGCCATTTCTTCTTTAAAGTCCATATGAACTTCACAATAGCCTTTACCAATTTCAGAATAATACGTACTTAGTTTTCTTCCCATTTAATCCTCCACAAAATCTTTAACCTTAGGATAAATTCTAGCTATAGCTTCGGCCACGGCTTTCGCGAGTTCCATATGCTCAAGCTGTGTTCCGTTTGCTGAACGAAGTTCAATGTAGTGAATCCAACTTCGAATAGTCCCATTGACGTATAGTCTTGATGGTGTGTTCCCTTCAGGGAGCACTGCTCTTGCTTGTTCTTTTGCGATTCCATTTTCAATTGCCCAATTATATGCTTTCATTGCAGCGTTCCATACTAAACGCTGATGTGTTTCCCATGACTGATGTAGACTTACGTCATCATGGATAATGCTATTTTGACGATTCTTTGGATCCTGCAAACGCGCTTTACGAATTACAACAGAATCATCAAGATCGCGGATGTCAGCATACCGCTGAGAAAACTCTTGGAATGAGAATGATCTATGACGGAGGAGTTGTCTTGCAATATCTCTTGTTGTTTCGATTTCGATGCAGGCTGATGCCATTTCGAACGGTGACCAGTGCTTGTGTTCGATGAGGTAGTCAAGTAGCTTTCCCGTTGTCTTGGTGTTAGCTTGGTTCTTTGGGTTGGAGACACGGGCACAATACGCGATGAGATCTTGGATGTTGTCGAGGCCCATGATTCCTGGTTCACCTGAGTGTATATGGGGAAAAGGTTGTGAGTATGAGATGAGACGTGCATGCATTAAGATTTTCCCTGGCCACGATATTTTTTATAACTACGACGTTTGCTTTTATTCATAGAAGATGTTTTAATGTTTCTACGACCAATGCTGGTTTTCTTATAGTTTCTATTCATAGTTTAAATCCTTCGAATTTATTTCCAATTTCAGTTTTATCAAATGTTGGTGTGTCATCAATTAAAGTTTGTTCACCTTCATTCACATCGTATAGTTTCATTTTAGATCGGTCTACTCCTATTACAAATCTCTTTTTATATGTTGGATCATTGTATCTATTTTTTAATTGTTTAACAGCAATCTGACCCATACCTTCAAGTTCTTCAGTTGAAATCAACGCAAACATAAGATCAGCTGTTGCTGGTAATCCAAATGATTCAGATGTATCTTCTAAACCTACGTCTGAATTTCCATAACCAGAACGTGTAGTTTGTGTTGCTGAGACAATAGGGACATCAAATTCTACAGCCAAGCCACGAATTTCTTCAGCAATAGCTTTAATATAGTTATAAGAGTTAATAGATCCTCCCATACCTTTCATTCTACTTGAAGCGCAGATATTTAGATAATCAATGTAAATAATGTGTGGTTCAAATGATCGTTTTAATTTAAGCTCATTGAGCAGTGACCTGAAGTGTGCTGCATTGGCCTGGCCAGTTGGATATTCTTTAATAATAAGTTTACCATTTGTGCGTTTTGATAGTCCATGTACACGATCTGCAAACATATCTTTACTTAAATTCGCGATTTGATCTATTGGTAAATCAAGTAAGTTAGCATCAATACGTTCAGCTATACGTTCTTCTGCCATTTCCATTGTAAGGTATAAAACGTTTTTACCATCTGCTAGATTTGAAGCAGCACAATGACACATAAACAAAGATTTACCAACCCCAGTACCAGCAAGGCAAATATTAAGAGTTTTATTCGGGAGACCTCCCTTCGTAATTTTGTTAAAATAGTCAAGGTCAAAAGGAAGTCTTTCTTCGTCTCGGTGGTAGACTTCATATCGCTCTTCAAAGTTTTCAATATAGTCGTGACCAATGTTCGTGTCGAACGAGACTCCGAGCGCTTTCGTAAGTATATCCGGTAAGGCATTTTTCGTTAAGTTCTGGTGTTTGCCATCAATAATTGTGATTGATTCCATTACGGCATTATATAATGCTCTATCTTGGCACCACTTTTCAGTTGTATCAAGCAACCATTGTTGGTCTACAGTCTCACCATCAAAAAGTTGAGGTATGATTTCAACAGCGTGACGATATTGCTCTTCATTAAATGAATCACTTTGATCTAATTCAATTTTAAATGATTCACTTGTTGGAAGCTTATTGTATTTTCCTACAAACTTTCCAACTTCTTTAAATAGTTTTTGGTATGTACCTTCAAAATAGTCTGGCCGAATGAACGGCAAGACTTTTCTCATAAATTCTTCATTAGTAATGATATTTTTAATAATTGTTTGTTCGATATTAGTCGACATCAACTTCCTTTGAAACTAATTCATTATTACTTATAGCGTTTTCGATAATTTGAAGAAGCAAATCACCTACAACTTCTTGTAATACTGGATTTTCAGGAAATGCTTCTGGATCTGGAGTTTCAATAACATCAAAATTAAAAGACATCTCCATTCCATCTTCATTAATATCATTTTCATTAAATCGAATAGTGCCATATTGCACGACTGTTTCAGTAAATTGTCCTGTTAAAATTCTAACACACCATGCTTCATCATCAGTGTTAGGTGCTGGAACAAATTCATAATCTGTATTTTCTTTAAACATCTTCAATTACAATCTCATCCATTGATACTTGTTCTTTGTGGCCAATTGAATATTGCTTTTTTACAAACTCTTTAAAATCAGTATTTGCAAAAACTGGTTCCCAAAATTCGTGTTCTAAAGTTTGATCATACCTAACCTTGCCACCAATTTCACCTGTCTCCATATCAACCGTTGCATACCAGCCATTGGAAGGCTTAACAACGTACCCACCAGCAAGAGCCACGTCAAGCAGGCCAGAATAACTGCGAACACCACCGTCCCAGGAAACAGTAATAGGAATTTTAGACTTTTCTTTAACATATCTACTCTTCTCAACATTAATAACAAAGTGATAGCCTTGGATTTCTGTACCTTTTTTATCTTGTTGTCTACCTAGAATCCAAATGTTGTCAGCAGAATAATAAATGCCTGTACCACCGCCAACAATATCTTTAGGGAATAAACCAATCTCTTTGTAAGTATGGTTGACCGCAAGCATAGGAATATCCTTCATTGCAAGATATGGTGTAGCCATACGGAATAAACCTTTTAATGCTTTTGCTCGAGACATGTCTGCAACTGATTTTTCATTCAGTGCGTCTTCCATTTCTTTTTTCGAAGCAAGGTTACCAATACTATCAATGACAACAATTACCTTATCTCCACGGTCAAGGTTTTCAAGCTGACCAATCATATCAAATTTTAATTCTTCTACATTTGTAATTGGTGTATGAAGAACACGTGATGTATCAATTTCAAATTGTTCAAAGTAAGCTTGAGGTGAACCAAATTCAGAATCATAAAATAACATTACTGAATCAGGATATTTTCTCATATATGCTCCAGCCATAAGCAAAGCAAATGAGGTTTTAAAATGTTTGGATGGACCCGCTAAGACTGTAAGTCCGGGTGTAAGTCCGCCATCCACGGAGCCAGACAATGCCACGTTTACCATTGGCACGTCGGTTGGAACCATATCTTTTTCAGTAAAGAATTTTGATTCCGAAAGAATTTCTGTGTTTTTTAACTTAGAATTCTTTTTAAGTTTGTCCATAATTGACATAACTGTCTCCTTTGTTATGGATATATTCTACCATATAATATATTGATTGTAAACTAAAAAAACGCTTCAAGTGTTGATGGTGCTGGTTCTGACCAGAATTTTTTTGTTTTATTATCTTGTATAGCAAATTGAGATTCAATAGTTTTACAATCTCCACTTAAAAAGTCTTTTACGTTTTCTGCCATGTCCATTGCTGTAGTAACAGGAACATTTTGACAAATCATATTAACATTTTTCTTTCCACCAATAAGCTGGAAATCTTTTGGCATTTTCATAATTGATAATGCTTCACGTACATTAATGTAACGATCTTGATCTGGGTGTGTAAGTTCAATTGGAAAGTGGCCAACAAACGCGCCAATAAAATTCTTACCAATTTCTGTAGTCTTCCGCATGATGTTTCCACCTGCTTTTAATTTATCTCCCATTCTACGACACTTACGTGCATGATTTTCGTATCCTTTTGAATCCATCCACTTTGCAACATCGTGATAATTGATTCCTTTGTCTTCAATATAGTGCAAAGGATTAGTAGTCTTCTCAATCATATTAAAGAAATCCATATGAGATATTCCTCCATGTATTTCTTCTAAAACATATTCATAAAAAGGTTCTTTAGACGGAATCTTTTCATTAGCACGAAGTTCAAACATTTCGTCAAGTTCATTAGTAGCAGCATTACGAATAGTGTCCTCAATTTTTTCATGAGGTCTATTATAATATTCAAATACTGGAACATGGTTACCTTTCCAAAAGAAATAAAAAGTACGATCTCTAACTTGACTTAAACCATGAAGAATAGACTTAGTTTTATAAATGCTAAAAGTGTATCCATTATTACGAGCAAGATCTCTTAATTGAGCTACAACCTTTTCTCCCATTTTACTTGCTAATCTTGGTGCATTCTCTCCCCAGAATACTGTTGGCCTAACTTGTTCAATGACATAGTGTGCGGATTTAACCATCCAGTCATTAGTGCTGCTATCAGAGCTGCTGCTAGGAGAAAGGGAAGACAAACCAGCACAAGGGCAAACAGTGTTGACAACATCCACACTATGAGGTGCAACATGCCCCATATCAAGTTTAAGATAAGGAACGCTATTATCATAGTAATTAAGAAGTTGCCTATCATTCGCTTCAAAGTCCGTGTAAGATAAGATGTACTCGGGACGTTTCCCGAATACATTGTTCATTGCTATTGTTTCCCCACCAATAAGTGGAACTATGCTTGCGTAATTAACCATATTTCACGTTCTGAGCTAGTTCACGTTCGTCTTTATCATATTCTTTACGATATTCATTATTGACATCGATTACTTTTTCCAAAACTGAAAACGTTTCAGCAAAGTTCGCAAACGCTGAAGTGTCTTTTGGAAAACAGGCGCCTCCGTAACCCCGCTTACCGTCAAAGCCAGGTACACGAGTATGGCTCCCACCAATACGAGGATCACCGCTGATTGCATTAATAATATGTCCAAAGTTGCCTCCAAAATTATCTACTACATCGTAGAATTGATTGAACCACAAAACCTTTGTTGCTAAGAAACAGTTGATTCCATACTTAACAAAGCTAGCATCTGTAGCTGACATATGATGAACTGGACAAGGTTTGCATAAGCTATATTGATTATATATCTCTTCTAACCTTTCAGTTGCTTCTTTGTATCCACCAAAAATATGCATTTTTGGGTTTACAAAATCTTCACATGCATTCTTTTCTGTAAGGAACTCAGGATTATAGACGATACGATTACGACAGCTTCCACTTGTTAGAGTATCAATAACATCAGGTGTTACTGTTGACTTAATAACAATAATACCTGATTGTCTTTGTGATAGCTCATTAACAGTGTCAACCACAATTGAACAATCAATCTCACCGTTTTCACCCATAGGCGTTGGTACACATACAAATGTAACGTCTTCATTTAATTTAATATCTGATAGTGAAACACCATAGATCGGATCCACGATTTGTTTTACTGCACTGCTGAATCCATAATCCACAGCTTTGCCAACAAATCCGTGGCCAACAATTGTCATCTTCATTAGTTAACTCCATAATAACCTTTGTACCAAGTCACAAATTCACGTACTCCTTCTTTTACAGAAGTTGTAGGTTTGTAACCTAACGCTTGTAATTTAGTAGTGTCAGACCACGTCTCAGGGACATCTGCAGGGTGTTTAGGAGCCAAAATACGTTCTGCTTTACGATCAAGATTTGCTTCAATTTCATTTACAAACTCGAGCAAATCTACTTGTTGGCCATATCCAATATTGTAAATCTCATGCCAAGAATCATTGTCGTTCACTGCTTTATCTACTACTAATTCTATACCATTTACAATGTCTTGTACATAGGTAAAATCACGTTTCATATCACCAAAATTATAAAGTGTGATTGGCTCATTATTTACGATACCATCAGTGAATTTAAATAAAGCCATGTCTGGACGACCATACGGTCCATACACAGTAAAGAAACGCAGGCCGGCTGATCGGCTTAATCGTGAGTGTCCAAACTGACACTCATTTGCTCGTTTAGACCAACCATATGGGTTGTTTTGCATATCTGGTCTATCATGCTCATTCCAAGGCAATGGCTGACCATGCATAACACATGAACTTGAAGCGTATACAACTGGAACATCATATTCCTCAGCTGCTTCAATCAAT